TGTCGTCGTCGGCGCTGATCCGCTCTTCCCATTCGATCTGCATTGCTGCCCCCTTACCTATGCCCCGTTGTGGGGCGTTAGAGCAAGTGAAGCAGGGTCAGGCTGCATTGTCAAGCGGCAACACAGGGCAATTTCAGAATCGGACATTCCGGGCGGGACACCCCATTTCGGGGCTTGACAGCACAGCGCGAGGCTGCTTAGATCGGGTCATGTGAGGCTGCAAGGTGCAGCCGGGAAGGGGCCACCACCAATGTTCACCACTACCACCATTCGCCCAGTCAAGTTCCACGGTTGGACGCTCCCGAAGGGCGCTACCGTCACTCTCACAGATGTGCGCGTCGATATGTACTCGCCTGTTGAGCAGTACACGACCGCGAGCGCCACAAGCGCCGACGCGCCGCACGCAATCGCAATCCCCACGGACGCGCTCGCCGCGACCTACACCGAACTCGCCACACTCCCGTGGCACACGGAGCGTCTGTACTAGACGCCACAAGCGAAAGAGCCCCGGCTATGCGACCCCCGCGACTCGCTGCCGGGGCTTTTTCCTGCGATAGAATGAAGTCAGCAACGTGTCCAAAGTGACCCCGCCCTAACGTGACACGCGTGGTCCCTAGGTGCCGGGGTTGCCGCGCGCCTAGGGAGCGGAATTGGCTACATACCGGGTACTCATCGGCATTGACTACGCAGGAAAGCGCGTGGAGCCGGGTACTGTCGTGGACGATCTTCCCCCTAAGTCTGTGTCGTGGCTTGTTGCTCAGGGCGTTATCGAAAAGGCAGATGTTTCCGTTGTTGCCGATGCTGCGCCTAAGCCTGTTGAGCCTATTAAGCCGCGTGAGCCTCAGTCTCCTAGCAAGGGAGGCAAGTAAATGCCTACTTTCCGTCACGGTAAGCGCACGGTTGTGCTGCTGAATGGCACGGATATGTCGCCGTTCCTGAACGAAGCGACGCAGACGCAAGAGATCGAAACTGCGGAGACAACCACGTTCGCAGACGACGATAAGACGTACATCACCGGACTAGGCGATGGCACGATCTCTACTAGCGGACTGTTCGACGGCACCGCTAACGCATCGAATGATGTTCTGTCCGGCGCTATCGGTCAGGAAGATAACACTTTCACGGTGCTTCCTGAGGGCGCTACAGCCGGGTCACGATCCATCATCGCTAACGGTCAGTTGACTTCATACGAGGTTTCGTCCCCGGTTGGGGATGTTGTCGCTATTTCTGCGGAGGTTCAGGCAGACGGCGGCTTGTTCTCAGGGCGCGCGCTGAATGGCCTGCTTAACACGGGCACTTCCGCGTCACTCTCTGGGATTAACGACGGTGCTGCTACGTCAGGCGGTGGCTTGTTTAACCTTCACGTTACCGATAACACGCGTGATGGTGCCGCCACGGTTAAGGTTCAGCACTCTGCCGACAACGCAACGTGGGTTGACCTCGTGACGTTTACGGCTGTTTCGGCGTCGTCCATCACGGGCGAGAGCATCACTAGCACGGGCACGGTTAATCAGTATCTCCGTGCAGCACATTCCCTCGCCGGATCATCCGGCTCTATCACCTATCACGTTTCGGCAGCAAGGAGATAACTCAAATGCCCACGTTTAAGCATGGTAAGAACGCGTACTTTTCCCTTGACGGCACCGCAGCATCACTCGTCAATATCAGCAATACGCTGAACGAGATTTCGATGCCGCGCGAGATTGAGACAGCAGAGACTACTGCTTTCGGTCAGAACGATAAGACCTACATCACGGGTCTTGGCGATGCGACGATTTCGCTGTCTGGCATGTTCGATGCCACGGTCGATACGCAGATCGCAGGCAACATCGCGAACCTTAAGTCCGGTTCGGTTTCCAGCCTCTCGTTTGAGTACGGTCCCGCTGGTTCCGCTTCCGCGCAGCCTAAGTTCACGGGTGAGGCACTCATCACTTCCTATGAGGTTTCTAGCCCCGTGGGTGATGTTGTGACGTACTCGCTTGAGTTGCAGGTCACGGGCGGCGTTACAGGCACCACGTTCTAACTATTCCGGTTTAGAACTTTCCACGTTCCCTTTGTGGGCCAATGAAAGGAAAAGTAATGGCAGGTTTGCGGGACAAGATTTTTGCCGCTCAGGATATTCCTACTGAGGTTGTGAAGATTCCTGAGTGGGGTGTGGATGTTCTCGTGCGCGGTATGAGCGCGGGTGATCGCATCACACTCATGCAGAACGCGTTCGATCAGACAACGCAGCAGGTCAACATGAGCATCGTGTACCCGGATGTTGTTGTGGCTTGCACTTACGATCCTGAGTCGGATGAACCCGTGTTTACCGATGCGGATAAGCCTGCGATTCTGGCGAAGTCAAGTGCCGCTGTTGAGCGTCTAGCGAATGTCGGGCTGCGTTTGTCCGGCATCGGCAAGGATGAGCAGGACGCGGCGGGAAAAGATTCCTCCAAGTCGCAGAACGCAGATTCGTCTACGAACTAGCGCAGAGGTTGGGGAGGACGGTAGATGAACTCCTATTTGGGGGTCCGGGTCATCGTCCTCTCTCCTCGCTAGAACTGACGGAGTGGATTGCGCTAGAGCATTTGCGCGTGTGGGAGCAAGAGCAGGCGCAGAAAAAAGCGCGAAAGGGTAGGTAGTCGTGGCTGTCGCTAATGTTGTCGCTAAGTTCGAAGCGGACATTAGTGATGTTCAGGCGAAAATGGCGATGCTGCGCAGCAGTTTCGCGCAAGCAGGAGATTCCACAGAGGCGCTATCGCAGCGCATGGTGATGCTTGGCAACACGGTTTCGAATGTTGGCAAGCAGATGACGCTTGGTATTACTGCCCCGCTTGCTGCACTAGGCGTCATTGCTATTAAGACGCAAAAAGATTTCGAAGTATCCATGAATACGCTTGGGGTAGTTTCGGGTGCTGCTGCTGCTGAAGTGCAGGCACTTAGCGATTACGCAATGAAAATGGGCGCGGATACTGTTTATTCTGCTGGCGAAGCCGCTAACGCGATGGTGGATTTGGCTAAGTCGGGATTCACGCCTGCGCAGATTTCCGGTGGCGGTCTTGCTGCGACTATGGCACTCGCGGCGACAGAGGGCATGGCGCTGACCGATGCCGCTGTAACCGTAGCAAACGCTATGGCTACATTCGGTCTGGAAGCGAACCAGGCAAGCAGCATTGCCGATGCGCTCGCGGGTGGCGCTAATGCGTCTACTGCATCTGTCGAATCGCTTACGTCTGCTCTGCGTCAGGTTGGTCCCGGTGCTGTCAATGCCGGGATGTCGTTGCAGGAAACTGTAGCGACGCTTGCTGCGTTCGATGCTGCTGGTATTAAGGGTTCGGATGCTGGTACGTCGCTTAAGACAATGCTCATGCGGCTTGTGCCGACTTCTCAGGAAGCCGCTGATTCTATGCGGCAATTGGGTATCGACTTCACTAATGCTGACGGATCATTTAAGAGCATCACCGAGATCGCGCAGATTCTCCAAAATCGTTTGGGTGGTCTGTCAGAGGCGCAGAGGGTGCAGGCGCTTACGACTATTTTCGGGGCCGATGCGACACGCGCCGCGACTGTTCTAATGACTGAAGGCGCGTCAGGTCTGCAAACCTATATCGACGGCACTAATCAGTTGGGTGCAGCACAGGAACTTGCTAATGCTCGCATGAAGGGTACTGCGGGGACTCTTGAGCAACTGAAGGGCTCTCTGGAAACTGCTGCGCTAGTTATTGGCGAGAATCTGGCACCGACTTTCCAGGTGCTAGCGAATCTCGTTAAGTCTGTGACAGACGCGTTCCTTACTTTGCCTAAGCCGTTGCAGCAGATCACGGTTGCTGCTGGTGCGGTTGCCGCTGCTATGGGACCGATCCTATGGGTCGGCGGGAAAATCCTTGTCCTTATGGCGAGCATGTCGAAGGCGTTCGTTGCCGCGCGTGTGTCGATCACTTTAGCGTTTAGGCAGATTGCTGCTGGCGCTAAGGCTACTCAGATTCAGATTCAGACTTCCATGATCGCTGCGCGTACTAGCATGGGCGCTTTGGTCGCGGGTGCGCGTGCCGCTGGCGCTGGTTTCGTTGCTACTTTCCGCACGATGACGGGCGCTATCCGTGGATTCATGGCTGCGTTGGGTCCGGTAGG